CCTCTCTTACCTGTCATTGAGAGCTTTTTGACAAGCCCCGCCATAACAAGTTTTTTCTCGTATGCCGCACGAATTTCGTCCGACCATAGTTCAGGAATAAATACCGCTTGCGTGGTATTGTCTGTAAAACCGCCAGTGGCGGGATAAGTTGAATCAGTCATGTTATAAAACTCCGAAATTAATTAACGAACAACACGACCCTCTGCATAAGCGGCAAGAATTTCTTTTTCTCGACTTTGATATGCTTCTGGGTCTTCTTTTATGAGTTTTCGTATATCGGATGCCCTATATCGCTTTTTACTAACTGGCTCTGAGCTACCTGTTGCTGCGCCACTTGATGCGGCTCTAACAGACTTAGCCAAATTTGATTTTGATTGTGCTTGTACCGCAGTATCTACTTGGTTCTCACGCTTATATGCACTAAAAATGTAGTTTGCGCTGTCAACATTCAAGTCTTGATTTGCTTCCTCGTACAACCTCATCCTTACAGAATCTTGAGACACCCAATCAACGAATTTTGAATCCTTTAGGATTTCCACCATATCGGGGTGTTGCGCTATGATTTGTTGAGCTTTTTGTTGCCTTGTTTGCTCTTTCAAAGCGTCACGCATTTCCGTTAACACAGGATTATTCTCAATAGACTTCTGAATTGCGTTCTCAGGGTCACCGAAATAATCTAACTCTTCTTTTGGCTGCTCCTGTTCGTCTGCTCCAAGTTGCCCTTTGATAAAACTGTCTGCTTTTTTATAAGCTTCAATCTGAATGCGAGCGTCACCTATCTGTTGTCCCTGCTTGCCTATCATTGTTTGTGCATCAGCAAGCATACGCTCTATTTCTTCTCTCGACTTATTAGCAAACTGGCTTTCCTCGACCTTATCGCTTTCAGGAACGGCTTCCTCAATCGGGGTCAGGACTTCCTGTTTATCTTCAGATTCTTCGTTGACTAACTTTGCTGCCATTTAATTAACTCCGCGTTAAATCAAGACCTATCGGCTACCTTGTACGAAAGACTTACGCGCTAGCTACCTTTCGCTCTGCTTTTATTCTTTCTTGTCGCATTTTCGCCCACTTCATCGTCGCAGTAGGATAATCCCCACTGATCGGATCTAGGACAAGGCCACGACAAGAAATCAAACGAGTTGATTTTTGCTTGCAGATGTCGCAATCAACCTCACTAATTTCTGAGTCTATATATTTTTCAAAAGTTCGTCCGTTAGGACATTGAAAGTCATATATTCTTTTCATTAGCTAGATTGTCAACTTGTGTCTCTAATGAGTACAGAAAAGAAAGAATGTCTAACTGTCCCTTACGGAACCATAAATCATCAGAACAACTTCTATTATCTTTTGCTGAAACGTACTCAACCTTATTAATGTTTTCTTTGTTTATAGATAGCTCTTCGAGCAAAATCTTCCATCCATCAGTACGCATCATTTCGTACATTGCATGAACATATTTTTCATCGTCGTCTATCACTGTACATTCCTTAATAAATTAACATAATTGCTCGATATTACCAAATATTATATTAAATAAGTGTTATTAATATTTTAGTTACGCGAGCGAATTTTTTGCTCTTCAATGCCAAGCTTTTTCTCTTTCAGTGCGGTATCAGCCATTTTTGATCGACGCTCAAAATCTTTGTCTATATCACTCTCGGCCTTCATTGTTGTTGCAACAGCCTTAAATCGATCTGTTTCCAGATCAACAGGTATCGCTTGTGCTTCAACTTCAAGCTTCCTAGCCCTAGCCGCAGATTCAGCAGCTTGCGCGTTTAGTGCATTAGTTTGACCTTGCTGGAAAGCAATACCAACTTGCTGTGTTATTTGAGCCGCTTCTTGTGCTTGCGGATCAGGCTGCATAGATTGTTGAATAGTCGCTATTAGCTGATCTCTATTCTGTAATTGCATATTATCCACAATAGATTGAACAAGAATTGGATAGACAGGGCTATCGGGCGGCATTGTCTGCAATAGTTGCACAAGTTGCGTGACTTCATATTCTCTGGCAATAATCCCAAGCGTTGAGGTTACTTCGTAAATATAATCCTTTACAGGATAGTTCTCTGGATTGTATTGCATATAACGACAAGCTGCGCTTTTAACAAACGGAATTAAGAACGAATCTTGGAAATTTACCAAAGTCCTTTTATGTCTTTTAATAATAGCACCTAGCGACATACTAATGCCTGCTGCTGTCGCCTCACCATTGATAGCACCACTAACACCGCCAGAATCAACCGCGCCTGTACTCTGCTGAACCATCCTTTGTAATTGCTCCGCTTGAGCAAAAGTTATTTGAGAAACTTGACCAAAATTGAAAGGATTTAAAACCTCGCGTGGATCTCCGTTAGTTAACAATATTTTACCCGCTCTTACTTCAGGTTTTGAGCCTCGTGGCATTCTTGAGGCATCCATTGCCATCATTGGAGAATTAGTCAAAGCAAGAGCATCAATTCTTGCTCTAAGCTCTGCATCTAGGGCTTTTTGGCTCATATAGCCCTTTTCGCAAACGCCCCTACCCCAGAAACGACTAGGTACTACATCCCAAGAAAACGCAATAACAGGCCGATCATTCATCATGTAAGGATTAGTTTGCGCTTTTAAAATGACGCTTTTATTAGCAATAACGACGCAGGCTTCAATGTAGTAATCCTCTTTAACACTGACTTTAGCTTCTACATCTAGATCGTCTTCTACAATAGCTTCAATTTCTTCTTCAAGACCCTCAGTAGGGCTTGATATCCCCTCTTCTATATCTAATAGGTATTTTGGAACTAACCCGTAATATTTTGTCAACCTGACTTTATCTTCTGGCTCTTGAGCTAAATTAGGGTCGCTATCTAAATCAGAATCTCCGTAAGTCACTGCGTCTATATCAACATCTCTATAAACGCCTTGCTCTTGCAGTATTTTTATTGTGTGCGGAGAAACATATTCATCAATCGCCACACCAATTGAATCCTCAACACTTGTTGCAATAGGGTCTATTAAGAAGTTTTGCGGCAATATAGGACGTAATTTAACAACCATTCTTGGAGTTTCGTTCACACCGCCCTCCATTAGACCGTTAGTAAGGGGCTGTACTGCTACAGATAGCTCGTTTTCTACATCCATTACAACTTCAGCAATGCCTGTACCAAAAACCGCAGAGTTAATGAGGCATTCACCGACTTGCTGACGAATTTTGTGCTTTCTAAAATCTTCGTTTAATTTTTTCTGTAAATAAGCGATGTCTTTTCTTTCAGGATCATTCATATCATCGCGTATAGTAAAAAAAGCACCTCGGCCAAAAGTAGCTTCCTCTATCTCAGCAACAGACGACTCTACGGCTTGTTGTAAAGCAGGGCTTATAATTTCTGAGCGTTCGCTTTGTCTTGTTCTATCCGATGCCGCAAATTGACCACGCCAAAGACGATAGTATTCTTCAAATTTCTTTTCATAATTAGACTTATAGTGTTCTTTCCACTTTTCACACTTTGCAATAACCCAACTATCTAAAGTATCGCTTATATATGTTTCGCTTTCTGAAAAATTATCCATATTAATATCCCGCCACCGAATCTAATGCTTCGTGTTCATCAATTTCATACTCATAATGATATGAGACTTGTTGGACTTGATCTATATAACTCAAACTATCAATTAAATCGTCGTGTGTTAAAGAATCGGGGAACTGAAACAACTCATCGCAAAAGGCTTCATTCCAACGACCTTTATTTAATTTTATAACGCCGTTTTCAAAACGACCTTGCAGCGCCCACATTACCCTATCTACCTTACTTTTGTTTCCATGCGTCAACTCTTCAACACGAAAATATCTGTTATATTGCCTCATCAAATCAGTTAACGGACTGATGACCGCTTGCTTTGCAATACCTCTCTCTATGCCAACAGAAATAGGTTGATAATCGCGCACTGCGTTAAAAATTTTAATTGCCGTTTCGTTTAAATCCCAACGGCCATGAATGATGTCTTTGACCCACCAACCATACTCTCCAACTTTTACGATTGATATAGCTGTATTGTCTAATCTACTTGTTTTTGATTTTGATTTGCCAACCTCACTAAAACCTGCCAAATCCACCGCAATATAATAATCGCCAGTTTTAGGTTCTTCTTCGTCATAGGTTACCCACTCTTCTTTAAACATCTCAGAACCACGCGCTTCAAAGGAAGCCATAAATTCTTGACGGAACGCAAACGAAGACATCGATCTTTTTGCTGAATCTATTTCATTTTTATCGATCAGTTTATTATCGTAGCTTGTAAAGTGCCAAGATTTCCAGTCAGGGTCATCGCCATTGCCATAAACAAACATATCGTAAAAATGGTTACGTCCTGTTGGCGTTCCTATGAAAAGTGCAGGCGCTTTTTTGTCGCTTAGAGCGGGGCGAAGTATAAGTTCCCACACTTCAGGCTTCATCTCACTTAACTCGTCAATACACAAATATTGAAGGCTTACACCGCGCATAGTTTCGCCCCGATCAGATCCTTTGAGAGAAATAACTGTGCCATTTATAAGCGTAATTTGTTGATTGTTGATGTGAGAGGATTTTATAACGGGTTCACCTATCTCTAGCATCAAATTCCACATAATGTCACGCGCTTGTCCTTGTGTCGGCGCGACATAAAACACATTTCCTTTTTCTTTGAGGCCATTAACAATTAACAAGTACGCAGCAAGTCTTGATTTGCCTGTTCTTCTTCCCGCAGCGACAACTTTGAAACGCGCAGGATCATTCCAAACTTCTTGCTGCCAATCTAGCAAGCTAATCGCAAGATCGGTCATTTATGATGTCCATTTCACTTTATTTGCCCAATAAGCGGCAGACATCCTACCTCTTTCAATGTTTTTGCTATGACGGGCTTGAAACGAGCGCCTTCTTGCGGCATCTGATTTAGATTCACTAGCTTTTGGCGGTGAACCGCTTACGCCTTGCTGACCAAAACGTATCGTTTTTATTTGATCCCCGTCTTTCGCAAGAACAACATGACTTTTTGTTGGGTGATTTGGAGTTTTTTTGGGCTTGTTATAACCCGTTAAGCCTAACCTTGTTAATCTCTCATCTTTTGCCATAAAAACCTCATGCGTCAAATTTTTGACGGCTCCCATTTTGAAAGGATAAATTCTTCAATCGGAATATGAGCCATTGGCTCTTTGTCTTGTTCGTCATTACGGTTAGTAACATCATTCCAACGCAGGTCAAAAGGAACTGTATTAAGAACGCACCATCCGCTAGTGTCTTTCCACTCTATCCACAACAAAGTCTTTTTGCCTGTGTCCTCATATAATCTTTTGCTTGTTTGCATCTTGAACAAAGAAATCATATAAGTTGGGAAATCTAAACGATTGATTGTCCTTTTTCTAAACTCAATAAAACCTACAGTTTTAAATTCACGGTAATTTTCATTGCGTTCAAGAACAGCATAATCAATATGATATTTGATTGGCATTTTCTTTAGCTTATGAGGGTAATGCTTTTCGTAACGCGCTTTAAACGCGGCCTCATTAGCCAATGAATGCTCGTTCTCATACATCTTTCTCGTCATTAATACGGTTTAGATTTTCTTTTTTTCTTCGGCATTATTAGTTCCTCTTATTTATTCCATTGAGTTCGCGCTTTTTTCTGAGATTTGTTACTTAAATCTCCAAAGTGAAATAACTTTTTGCTGTTTTTATTCATTTTTGCGCCTGACATAACCACGCCATTGTCATGCTTGTGCATATCACCAGTATGCAATGTGCCGTCCCGCAGGTAATGATTCACTGATCTAGCCATTATTTTCTTCTCGCTGTTTTTGCTGCGCGTTTAAACGCTGCATCGGTTGGTGCGCCTTTTGTATTTTTTTTACGCATTCTTTCAGGCGTTACACCTGCCGCTTTCTGTGCTGCAATCCTTCGTCTTTTAGCAGCAATATTTCCATACAAACTATTCGCCATCGGGGTATTCTCCTGTTTCAATCATCGTTGCAAGGGTGACGGCTCTTTGACCGACTTGTGTACTCCACAAACTGTCTAAAAACTCTATCTTTGCCTTTACATAATTGCCTTCTTCTAAAGCCGTAAGCGCAAGAACAAACTTTCTTAATCGCGTAAGCCCTAAATTAAAAGCAATCATTACTAGCGCATCCTGACGAACCTCATCTAGCTGCGAATACCAAGAAAAAGAACTCGCAAGCTCGCGCATAGTTCTTACAATGTCGTTATCAAGCAGCATCCCTATCTCTTCATCTGAAAGACCTAAACCGCCATCAACATCAATATTCCTTCCAATTCCAATATGGAGCTTGCCGTCTATCATGTAGCCAAAATCTCTCTTGCCCTCATGTAGCTCCAGCATCTTTTTTAATTTTTCCATATCAATTTACCTCTATCACATTGCTATTATCCTCAGCCTCAGTATTAACTCCTGAAATAGTAATGTTGACAGATGAACGACCAGACACCTGACCGCCCTCGAAATCCCGTAAGGGAGCAAATCTATCAATAAGGAGTTTCCATGCTACAGCCCTGTGAGGATCATCTTTATCTAAAGCTGCATCAAAAATACTGGTGAGGACTGAATTGGCTTTAGGAGAGTTAAGGATTCTTTCCCTAAACTTCTCCATCGCCTGCTTGTTGTTTAAAGGCTGAGTAGAAGGGTTACGAGAGCCTTTAGGACGACCCCTGCCCCTTGTTGTCTTTGGTAATTTTGTTTCTTCTACGGCTTCTGTATTAATTGTCATAGCATTTTTTTAATATCAAAAACTGTATTTTACTTTTTTTGTGTGGACGTGGCTACTGTTATTGTTACAAGCCGCTCGCCCCCACCCCCGCCCCCCGATTTTTCCTGATTTGTACAAAAATTAACCAAAAAGCTCAGATTTTACGGGATTTTATGAGAATTATTCGGCGGCTCGTTAGGCTTGATTATTAAATGTATATAAATCAATAGCTTATGTATTAGGTTAGCACACTAGGCGATTAGGCTATTTGGCAAAGCTGATTAATGCGGTTATGTAGGATTATGATTGCAATTGGTGGGAACAGCTAAAGCAAAAAGAATATGCGAGCAAAGGTGCTTCACGCCCTAAACTTTAATATTAAAATAATAGTAATATAAGTATTGCTTATTAGTATTAAAT